TCATTTTGTTTCTGCTACTTCTCTTTTAAGAACATTTCTCAGATAATGGGTCACTTTCTGAGATGTGTTCTTTTTCATTTTTTTAGTGACGTGTGTGTAAATTTCAATCGTTGTTTTCATATCTTTATGGCCTACGCGGTCCATGATTGATTTCAAGTCTGTACCCATTTCTGTAAGCATACTGATATGTGTGTGACGTAGACCGTGAGGTGTTAAGTACTTTTCAATTGTGGTTTTCTTTAATAAGCGCTTCATATGTCGGCCAATGTCATATGGAAATAGTGGATACCCATTAGGTCGCGCAATAACGAATTTTTCATCGTCATAGTATCCAGGATTCTGAAGTTTCACCTTTGCTTGAATTGATCGATGTTTTTTTAACATCATCATAATGTCCGGATCAACTGTAATAATCCGCGCCGATGTGATCGTTTTTGGTGTTGTCAGTTCAAATTCACGCATGTTGTCATTTTCCGTATAAATTGTTTTTGACACACTCAATGTGCTATTTTCAAAATCAATATCTTCCCATAGTAATGCGCATAGTTCACCAGAACGAAGGCCAGTAAACGGCAATGTGTAGAAAATCGCTCGATCATTGTAAAGTCCAAATTCATCAACAGCGTCAAGAAAAAGATCTAGTTCTTCATCTTCGAAATATTTATTTTCAATGCTTTCTTTTTTGACATCTTCAATCGTTTTTGGCTTTTTTGGAATTGTAGCGTTCTGGCATGGATTTTCCTTTAACATCTTCCATGCGACTGCCTGTTTGAAAATCATATTTGCTGTACAATGGATTCCAGAAATTGTATTTTTTGCGTAATCATTATTTGCTAAATCAGTTAAAATATCCTGGTACATCAGCGGACTCACATTACCGATTGGTACCTTAGGAATATATCGATTGAGTACTTTAATTTCCTTCGATCTTTTTCTTATGGTATTTTTTTTGACGCCTGCATTTACAGAGTAAAAATCTAACCATTTAGTAGCCAGTCGATCAAAAGGTGTTTTTTCCAACTTTTTAACATCAACATAAACAAGCCCTTCGAGTTGTTTGATAACTTTTTCGACTTTTGCTTTTGCTTCTTTTTTTGTTTTACCTCTACGACGAATTTGTCTGCGTTTACCAGTTACTGGATTGTGCGGTCCATCCTCAGAGCAAATATATCGAGTACCGCTTTTTAACTTTATTGTATCAAAGTACATTATTTTTCCTCCTCTTTAACGCACTGTATCTAAGTAATACATTTATAGATAGAGGAACAGCTCAACGAACACTTAACGCCAATTGAATTGCTCATTTCCGATCTGAAGCACTTCTTCAATGTCAACAATTTGAATTATTAATCGTTCCACTCTATAAGGCTCAATGTGTACGCTAATCCTTGCTATAATAGCCTCAAGGTTGATTCCTAATTGTTCGGGTTTATTATCATTTACCATGAGCTCTTGGGAAAATACAGAGCAGCTGATGATACCATCGTTAAATTGAACGCTGTCAATACGTTCAAATGGAGCATTGATTGGAAAATATGATGTTGATTGTTCCCAATCAATCGATCCCTCGATCGTGTACCAAAGCGGGCACAGATTTCCCTCATAGTCGCTGTCATAATAAACTCTTGATTTCATAAGATGCACCTTTCTCAGCAAGTTGAGAAGCTAATTGATTCATGATACGCTGCGTCTCAGATGAACAATTTTTCAGCAAAAATTGTTTAGGGGATGAACGTTTACTTTCGTGTTTCCTGCGTTCCGCCCAATATGACTTTTGCTGGATATCTCCCATACGTTTGAAGGCTGTAGCTTTCGTAACCTTGAATTCCTCCATGATGCTATGAACGGTGTGTGGACGGCCAAAATCGATCATGTGGAAGGGGATGGCAGCGTACATGGAAAACAGTTCAGCATCCCATTCTTGGTATTCTCGTAGCATCTGTGGCATGTTACATTGGTCTCCGTCATGTCTGAGAATATGACCTAACTCATGCAAGAACTGTTCGTGTTGTTCAGGGAGCTGCAATCGCTCGTCTGTGACAATGAATGAATCATTTCCGACCATTCTCGAACCAGCTATTCCAAAATGATGACCATATTCAATATTGAAAGCTTTGCATATTTTGTTAGCACGAAGATCAGAAGGATAGATAAGACCGGCATGTACGAAAGTCTTAGACACCCATTTTTCAATAAGCGGGGGATTATAGGGGTTATTCATAAAATCATCTCCAAACACAGGAATGTATGTTCGACTTGTAGTGATAAAAAATAGCCGGTGGGTAACCGGTCATCCGTTTATCTAATAAACAAGAATATATGTTCGTATTATAAAGTAAAAAGAAAAGCCCGTAAAGGGCCGAGTGATTCGTGCTTCAATTGTTCCCATTATTCGAAGAATGACGTTCTTCGTTTAATTGATTAATACGACTTGCGGCTGCTCTACCACGTTCTGATTCAGTGTATTGAAGATATGTGTCAAGTCTTTCCATAATTTCATTATTTCTTCGTTCAACGCTTTTTTCATCTTCAACATGCAGTGTAATTTGTTTTAAATCTACGATGAAAGAAACAAATAACACAAAGCCGATTCTAAGTGAAGATAATATCATATAAGCGATAATGATAATTGTGAATAGAGTAAAGTAATAATTGGGGGCTTCTTTTGGTGAATAAACAAATGCGGTAACCAAGGAAGCAAAAATGTAGATAAAAGATCCAGCGAATGCAAATGTGATAAACTTTAAAAGTTTATTAAAGTTTTTTTGGGATATTTTAACTAAAATTGATTCTTTATTTATCGTAATTAAAAAAGTAAACATTGAAAAGTAAATACCAATAAGAATTGATGCAATGGTCAGTAATGTTCCCTGAAGATTCATGACAGTGGAACTGGCAGAGTTACTTATCCAATTATCCAATTGAAGTGAATAAGGAATTTTTAATTTTAGAACCGAGCAAATATGATTATAAATACAAAATATAAAAAAGGGGGCAATAATAATATTTATTGCCCATCGTTCACAATAAAAAAAGAATAGATCAAAATATTTATGCATTGTACTCCCTCGCATTAAAATCTTAAGTTAGGTATACGATCGTGTACTTTTTCATAATTTCTATGCTGGTTACTTCCTGGCTGACCTTTAAGATAATAATTTTCAACGGTTTCGTTTGTTATTAATTCCCATGAAGCATTATCGTCTAAATCTAAAATCGATTTTAGCACACCTTCGTTTTTTAAATCAATTGTCTCGGTACGGTTAGTTGTTGGGCTTTCATATGTTACTTTTATTGACTCGAATAGTGAACTTTCCATATCAATATGTGCAAGGAGATCGATAAATAATTCGTGATTTAATATATTATTTCGAGAGCGTCCTTTGCTAAAATTAAGAGTGGTCGTATTAACTCCTAATTCTTGATTGGTTCCTATTGCGTTGCCTATTAGGTCACCAATTACTGAATGATACTCCTCATTATGGTGAAAAATAGTCCTATTATTTCCCGAAAGATCCAATTTTAGTTCGACCTGTTTAAGTTTTCTTGATTGTCTTACATCATCAAATCTTAAATTTGTATTAATCTGTACTAATTCAATAGACCAAGAGTTGTTGGGATCATCAAATGGTAAGAAACTTGATAAGTAGTCAGTAACTGCTTTTTCACGTGCGCCACTGAAACTAAATTCAATTGCCATCAAGAAAAATTGAGGAAAAAAAGTTACTGATGTTGTTTCAATGACATCATCAGCTATTTCATCTAATCTATCAGTTCCAATTGTTCCCAGATAAGGCTTATTTTCACGATACTTTGCAAAAACGCATCTGCGTATTCTATAATCAATAGGCTGGTTATTTCGAGCTAATGCTCTATCTCCCGGCGCTTCAGCTCCTATAAGACATATATTTCCTGAAGTTAAATGTTTGAAACGTCTCTCTGCGTTTACTCCTATGATTGCATCCACATAATCACCAATTGATAAGTTTGTGTGGTTATTATTGTGATTTATAAAGCAATTGTAGTATCTTATTGTCTGTCCCATTAATAAGGTCCTCCGATTTTTTATAATTTTTATACCTAGTAGTTAATATTTAAAGCTATTTGAACTATATAATTTATCAACAGGTCATCTGTGCCAAAATCTTCTGTACATCAAAAATATGATTATCCTTCCTAAATGTCTTCGAAACTGCAGGTAAAGCTGCGCCAGAAATCCATATCTTCAGTTCAGCATCAAGATCAAGATGGCCGGCTGTTTCAACGCTGAAATGAGAAATGCTTTTATACGGAATAGAGTGGTAGTCCACCTTTTTACCGGTTATACCTTGCTTGTCCACCAAGATAAGGCGCTTTTCAGTAAAGATGATCAGATCGCGAATCAACTTAAAGGCCGCAGTAATTTCTTCGCCATCCGTCAAAATGCTGCCGACTTCTTTCTGTACTTCCTCAGGCTGTACATTTGATGCATTACCAATTAATCCATCGAAAAATCCCATGATTGTATCCCCCAAATAGTTATTTTTTATGACAATATGATATTGCTCCTGCAGTGATTAGTAATGGAGCAAAGAGTATCATTGGTGAAAAAACTAGCAAACAACCGGAAACAATTAAGTAAATTGCCCATCCTGCAGATTTGTGTTTCAATCTAAATGTAGCAGCCCAATTAAAAACGACAAACGGAAGTTCAGAAAGGGCGATAACAACAAGAAAATTACCAATTGAAGGGTTGGCTGGTCGAGTAATAGCGGCAAAACTAATGATATAAAGTATGGATAACGTCCATCCGATTGTTGACAAAATGGTACCGATCAAGGCAAGGACAAATTCAACTCGATTGTTCATTTGATCACTCCATAGAAAACGATAAAATTTATGTATGCCCCAACCGGGGCGCTTTTTACTTATCTGATATAATCATCTTCTGTGAACAGTCAGATAAAGATATTTAGTCTGATTTCCTAACTTAACATATACCTTCCATGTTCCGGGTGTGGTATTTGTTCCGACTTTCCACCGCCATGTAACTAATCCTTGATTGTTTGATTTTTGGTACCCAAGAGTTTTTGATCTGCTAGTTCCTGACTTGTAGTAAACAGTTGCATAGCCTTGAACGTTCTTTTTGCCTTTAATGGTGAAGTAGGCATATTGTCCGCGATAGACGTTTAAGAGAGAACTGGTGACTTTAAGTGGCGCTGTCTTTGCGTAAGCCACATTTTGCGGCGCTGCCGGGACAATACCTTGCGGTAGCGCCACACCTGTCAAAATTCCAAGTGATAAGAGAGCTGCTGTAAATAGTTTGAGAATCTTTTTCATGATGATTTCCCCCATGTTTTTATCTATATAATGCCATTTGGCAAAATACCAAACGGGGGAGAGGTGGGTGCGCGAGCGATGAAGTTAGTTCTGTCTTCTCTCCAATATTTCTTGTGCAATTCTGTTTTCTAATACCAAATTTTTCTGTTCAATCATTCTCGGCATACGAAAGAGATCGATGATTGTCCATGGACCGGTGACAATAATTCCATAGCCCATGGTTCCGGCTGTGATCAGTAACATGATAATAGCTGTTCCAACTTTGCCAAGATAAAAGCGGTGGCCGCCAACGATGCCCAGAAGGATGCCTAGTAAATAGGCAACAGCTATATTCTTGCCTCGTCGCTTAATCTCGCTGTTCAGAAGGATGAGTTCATCATTCGTCAGGTCATTGCGAAGTAGTGGCGCATCATATACTGGTTCTGCACTGCGACCGGACGGGCTAATATCTTGATAAACAGTTGATGAGGTCCGATGGCGTTTCTTGGTTGTTTTGACATCCGTATAAGATAGCCCGGTCCCAGGGACACCCACGCTTGTTGTACGAGTGCCTTTAGAATTAACTGTAAAATGCGCGCCGCGAGTCCCGAATGTCATGCCTACGCTCTTTTTGTTGATATTGAATTTAATACCTGGAGCGATCTTGATACTTTTGCGAAAGCGGAAACCCATGATAATCACGTCCTGAAACTTATTCTTTAAATATTTTTTATAAAATAGTCTTTAGTGAGAATTAACGTAACTGCGATCAGAGTAAGCACGCTAGCGATGTTACGAAAATGGACAGCCTGAATTAGATCTTTGTCACGAAGCATCAAGAACAGGAAGAGTGCGGTAGCTAAAAGTAGCAAAATGATCAGCGTGTCAATAAGCCTTTTGATGAGATTTCTATTTGATTTGAACTTGATGCTCTTGCGAAAGCGGAAACCCATAGTGAATCACCTTATCAAAAATATTTAGCAAATCAAGTCTTAATTGCTTTGGCTATTTTAAATACAAAAGTTACCATTAAATAAAAGAATAAGACATCTAAAAATAATCCTGTTACATAGAAGCAAAAACCCAAAAATGTCCACGAGTAGAACATAAGAAATTGAACGGGCCAGCCAAATCCTATTCCAATATGTTGCGATGTTGAATACGGGAACAAGGCCAATATAACGACTAGAGTCACGCTTATACATAACCGAGTATGTTTCCTAAAGGATTGAATAATTTTCAAAAAAATGTTCCTTTCTTAGTTTATGGATTATCCCCCGTACCTAAAATTACAGCATAATAACCCGAAGAGTCTTTCTTCAAAATGGCAATAAATGTACCGGGTTTTGAACCATTGAATAGAGCTTTTTTAACGTGTTTTGCGAGTTTTTGACTTCTGTACTCCATAATTAGCCTGCCAGAGTCGTGATATTGTTTGATTAGTTTCGAGTCAGAAGGAATCATTTTTTTGTAGGCGTTAATAGCTTGTTGCTTTGATCTTCGAGGATTTGATGTGGATTCAAATTCCAGTGAAATATCATATGCAGAATGTAAAAACATAACAACTAGATAACCGTGTTTATATACTGTGGAAATATCATTAAATTTGCCTTTTCCATAGGCCTTATTGAATGCGGCTTTTGTATCTCCGATACCGGCATGTCTAGATACTGTTTTTGCATAAGATGCATTTCCTAGAGAGCTGAGAAATAATAAGAAAACAATTGATGCCACTATCCATTTTTTTAGCATAATAATATTCCCCCTGTGAATATATATCTGATAAATAAGTACTAGCTAAAATGTATAAAGAAACCCACACCTAAACAGAGCGCATTAAGCGTTATGGTTTCTGGGTGTGGGTTCATTCGGTGTCTTTGTTTTCTCTTCTTTTTTTACGCTCTTGCATGAATTTGAAATAATTTTCAAGTTCATCGAGATCTTCTTGTGAGGCACTATCGAGGTCATAAAAGAAACGACCTTCGGGTTGCTTTTCGGGATTTTTTTTAACGGATAAACCTAACAAATAATCTGAAGTTACTTCGTAGTACTCAGCAAATTTTGCTATTAAATCAGGATCTGGATTTGCTTTTCCAGTCTCATATCGAGAAAGTTGAAAATTAGTAATACCGAATCGTGAAGCTACCTCTTTCTGAGTTAGGCCTCGTAATTCTCTCAATTCTTTGAGCCGATCTCCAAGGGCTTTTTTCAATAGAAGTACCCCCATAAATAATCATCCTCCTAATTTTATCATCTTTGCATTTATTGCAAAAATAAATAGCGAAAAATGCTATGAGTATATTGACGTAGCGAAAAATGCAATCTATAATAAAAACATTAAGTTGCAAAAAACGCTACGGAGGTGATGGCAGATGGCAGTTCTAAATCTTGAGAAAATCAAAGATCTGAGAAAAGAAAAAAAGCTATCTCAAGAAGAACTTGCTGAACTGTTAGGGTTTAAAAGCATTTATTCCTATAACAGAAAAGAACTTGGTCATGTTAAGTTTTCGGCAGATGAACTACATGCATTAGCAAATTTTTTCAAGGTTCCATCAGAATATTTTTTTGAACAAGAAGTAGCGAAAAACGCTACTTAAGACAAAGAAAAGGAAGTAATCTAATTTCAGTTTACGGCTGCAGCTTGAATTCGTAAGCCAAAAGGAGGCGGATCAAAAATGACTGATTCAGAAAAAGAACTGATTGAAAATCTAGCAGTTAAGGCAAACAAAATCATCGAGCGCGACGGTTTCAATGATGATGTTAAAGAAATCATCCAATGCATTGGTGTCCTAAAACAAAACTGAAAGGAGGCGATCCTTATGTCTATCGAAGAAGCCATCCGTTCTGCAGTTGCAAAAGAGATTGAGCCACTTAAAACGGAAATTGAACAGCTGAAAGATAAGGTTGAACCGGATGACCTCGTTATGCTTACGCGAAAGGACCTAGCTCAAATTTTCAGCATCACTCAACCAACAGTTACTAACTTGTTAAATCGTGAAGATTTTCCGGTTTTTCGTCAAGCTGGCGTTAGGGTTCCAAAGCATTTACTTAAAAAGTGGATTGATGACCATACTCAATGGATCAATGAAAACGCACCTGAATTCCATCAAAAGTACCATGTTATCTAGCATTCCATATTTCTATATTATTCCAAATCAAAAATATAAGAGAGGCGAACGTATTGGGGAACATGGAACGACCAGCGCTAGTCTATCGGCCGTCTGCTTTAGGAAAAATTCTACAGGCGGCACGTGAGTACAGTGTCAATGAGAACAGACGAACGAAAGTAGCATTATCCAAGTATTTAGGCATGACAACGGCCCGAATGACTGCAATTGAAGATGGAGTGAGCCGAATCAGCTTAAACGAAGCGCTTGATTGGTGCGATGCGTGCGGTGACCGATTAGCAAGACAGGCGGTACTGCACATATTCGGAGTATCTCGTATCCCCACCGATCCACGACTAATTCAAAAACTTGAAACGCAGTTGGTAAATTACATTGATCAAGCTCAGAAAGGCATCGAATCAGCACAGAGACTTCTTGAAATAAGCACGGACATGCGGCCTGGTCGAAAGTTGGACGAGCGACAGATCAATGAAATCAAGGAACATGCAGGACAAATCGATGACACCTATCAATCCGCAGAATGCGTGTTGATGTCAATTGAAATGAACTGGGGTGTTGCTTGGGTAGACGTACAGAATGCATGGACAAGCGAGGCTCTTGTTGATCGTGTGGCGGTCAGTTCGGTGGATCGTTTGATCAACATTGAGCGTGAGAAGGTGTACGGATGAATCTCTTTACCGACGAACTGAAAGAACATTTTTCGGAAAAGGATTTTCCAGCCGTGCAAGAACGAATTGAATGCATTGAGCGCATGTTTCATGCGTGGCAATTAAGAATCGCACTTGGCGAGTTGGAAGATGCTGACACAAACATTGATGAGATTTGCGCCTGCATGGACGAACTGATTGCACTGGTCAACAAGCCAGAACAACAATTTTTATCCACAGTGGAGCATCTGAAGATTGTGAGAATCGTGGTGAGAAAGAAATGAACGAAGTCATGGAACGAATCGCTGAACTGGAAGAACTGTACAAAACTTCCAAACGTGATGGTCTAGGTAGAGCACAATGCTTTTTCATAGGTGAATTAGCAGAACTGAAAGTGATCTTGAAGAGAGGAGCGTGGGTGAATGCCTGAGGGTGCAAGCAATTGGAGCAAGGAATCTTGCATGGGGTATACGATGGCCGCGATGCGAAATCTTGGCTATGACGAAGTCGACATAACGAAGCTAATTCTCGAAATGACGCATCAATTTAGATTTAAAACGCCTAAAGAGGCAGCGGAATATTACTGGGAATCTTGAGAGGGGGTGAGAGCATGAGCATCGATGTAATGTGCACGGAACAGACTTTCAACAAGCCAAACCTACAGGCTTTGTCTGAATCAGGCGGCGTTGTCCATTGTCCTGACGACTTAAAGAAGCCACCTATGTTCCGATTTGAAACAGCGGAACAGCTTCATCGCTATAACGAACTTCGCAAGCGATATAAAAAGAACGCCGGCCAGGGCGTCCTTAGTTAAAACATTCGTGTTGATATATCATCCCCTCTATTTTATCAGGGGATTCGGTGAAAAACAAATGGAGGTGCGCAGATGAAAGACATTAAGCTTGTTGAGCTTGAACTGATTAATTTTAAAGGCATTCGTAATCTATTCATTACTGCAAATGGACAAGACATCGATGCTTTCGGTGAAAATGCCTCTGGTAAAACTACTATTGCAGATGGTTACAACTGGTTGCTATTTGGTAAAGATAGTCGAGATCGAACGGACTTCTCAATCAAAACCTTACTCAAGAGTGGTGAGCCGGTGCACCACAGGGATCATTCAGTTAGTGGTGCATTTACGGTTAATGGTAAACCCTTAGCGCTTAAGCGGGTGTATCACGAGATATGGACCAAGAAGAAAAATTCACCTAAAGAGACCTTCTCCGGGCACGAAACAAAGTATTACATCAATGGTGTTCCAAGCCGGAAACGTGAATATGATCTTCAAGTTATGAGCTTAGTGAATGGTGATGAAAAGCTGTTCAAACTACTTTCTTCTCCAACTTGCTTCAACGAAGTTATGCCATGGAAAGACCGGCGTTCAGTGCTCCTTAATATTTGTGGCGACGTGTCCATTGATACGGTTGTCAAAGCAAATGATGAGCTCAAAGATCTTCCCGACATTATCGGTGATCACAACATCGATGATTTCAAAAAAATCGTGTCCGAACAAAAAAAGGAAATCAATTCAGATCTCAAAGACATCGAACCACGAATCGACGAAAATCAAAACGCCAAACCAAATTTAGATAATTATTCGTCTGAAGAGGATTTGAGAGGATTAGCCAGTGCATTGCAAAAGAAAATCGATGAAATTGATGACCATATTGCTCAAATCCGTTCCGGCGGAGAAGTAACTGAACTAAAAAACGAAATTTTGAAAATCCGTGGCGAACAGCAGGAATTTCGCAATGGTTACCAGTCGGATTTGCATAAGAAGATTGATAGTCTTCGCGTTGATTACTACGATCGTAAAACTGTTATCGACAAACAAAATAGACGGATTCAAGAAATTGACGAAGAAAATTCGAGATCCAAGGCAAAGATTGATCGTCTGAAAGAAAAGGCTGAGGATCTTCGCCATGAATGGGCAGCTGTTAATGCTGAAATATTTACCTTTTCCGGTGAAACGGTTTGCCCAACTTGCAAACAAGACCTACCTGAAAATAAGGTTGAGGAAGCAAGAAAACATGCAGAGCAGCATTTTAACTTAGACAAGGCTCAACGCCTGCAGGGCATTCAGAGCAGTGGTAAAGAAACAATGGCCGAAGTTCAGAGATTCGAAAGTGAAATCAGTGCAAAAAACCTCGAAGTAGAGCAAATAAAGGCTGATTTAGTCAAGAAAACAGCCGTTCTCGAAGCAATGAAAAAAGAGGCTGATGAACTTAATACTGGAACATCTTCGGTTCTTGATGATCCTAAATATCAAGAAATGGAAAGCCGTATCGCTGAAATCAATGCAAAAATAAACGATCTTCGCAATTCAATTGATGATGCGATCATGGCGGAGACCGAAGAAAAAAGCAAACTAAGAAAATCGTTGTTTGATTTTACAGCGGGATTGAAAGACTTCGAACAATCAAGGAAGATCGATAAACGAATCCGTGAACTTGAAATGGAAGAAAGGGACCTTACAGCCAAATTTGAAAGAGCAGAATATATCCTGCACCTGATTAATCTGTTTACTGAAACGAAATCAAGTCTTCTTGAGGAACGGATTAATGAGAAATTCAAATTTGCTCGGTTCAAACTTTTTGATCGCCAAGTCAATGGAGACTTGACAGATGTTTGCGAAATGACATACGACGGCGTGCCGTTCAGCGATCTAAACAACGCCGCACGCATTAATGTCGGTCTTGATGTGATCGACACACTTTCTGAATTCTATGGAATCCACGTACCGATTTTTGTGGACAACCGTGAATCAGTAACAAACCTTGCTGAGACTAACGCACAGGTTATTAGCCTAATTGTATCGGCCAAGGACAAGGAATTGCGAATTGTAAATAAATCCGAGATTGCAGAGGAGGTAATCTAAATGACTTTTTCAACAGCTTTAACCAAGGTCAACGACACATTTGCTCCAATGATTGAGGATCAGTTAACCAATAACGGAATCAAAATGGACACTTACTCAAAACAGTGTGTGCTATCAGCCATTTCGGCAATCAACAATGTCTTGGATGGCAAACTGATCAGTTGGAACGATGAGCAACTGGACAAGAGTAATATTACAGATACGCTTCTCCAAGTGGCTGCTCTTAAATTGAATGCAGCAGCAAGCCCACGTGAAGTCTACTTCCAGCTGAGAAACGTTGCCTTTTCGGCGCAGGGAAGTAAGGAAAAGATCTGGAAAAAACAGATCGAAATGGGAATTGAGGGCGATGGAAATGATTCCATCCTTGCCCGTTTTGGACGTGACGTGAAAGCCGTAAAACAGTTCTGGCTCGTTCGTGAAAATGATAAGTTCGAGTATCCTTCATACAACGGTCTGGAAATGACCTCTCCAAAATGGACGCCATCCGGATCCGGTAAGATTGTCCGAGTAGTTTATCCCATCATAAAGACTGATAACACGGTTGAGTTTTATATCTCCGAGCGCGCTGATGTGGCAAAAAATTTGATCGCGCATATCAGCAATAACCTCATGAATGAAACTTTCGGCATCGCTGAAAGTCGCTTTAAAGCAACCAGTGCACAAAAACAAGAAATCAATAAAAAGAAAAAGGAGATTCTGGTCAAGGCTGCACAGCTCGGCCTTGGTGCTCTGGATGATCCTGATTTAAGTGAATACATCAGTCCAGCTTGGAAAGATCCACAGAGCCGTGAGACGATGATTGTCCGCAAAATGCGGAATAACATCGTTAAGAAGATTCCGAAGGACTTCGGAAATGCGGTAATTCAGATGAGCTACGAGGAATCAACTGACGGTGAAGCATCGCGTGTCCGCAAGGAAATAGCAGAGAACGCCAACCGCGAAACGATTGATGTTGAAGTATCTGAGCCTGAGTATAAAGCAGAGAAAGCACAATCAGAGCATCGTGATAATGTTGAACCGATTCAGAAAAAGGATCCTATCCAGGAGAGAACAAAGGTAGAAAAGCCGATGACCGAAGCGGGAGACGATCCTACAGATGATTTTGAAAAGGCAGAAGCTGCAGGTGGACCTGGATTCTGATGATTGAAATCACGCCGCTTGCATCTGGATCTTCGGGTAACGCCTATAAGGTTACTGATGGCCATACGCTTCTGCTCCTAGAAGCAGGAATTAATTATAAAGACATTCAGGTAGGATTCGATTTTCATATGTCTCAAGTGGTCGGATGCTTGGTTACTCATGAGCATGGCGATCATTCGAAGGCAGTTAAAGACGTTATTAAAAAAGGAGCGATCGATGTTTATGCAAGCAAAGGTACGTTCTCCAAACTCGGCATTTCCGGGCATCGAGTAAAGCCTGTGGAAGTAAAGAAACAGTTTACGCTTGGAACTTGGACGATTATGCCATTTGATGTTCAGCATGATGTGAGCGAGCCATTGGGTTACCTGATGGCCAATCAATCAGGAGAAAAACTACTGTTTGCAACGGATACTTACTATATCAAATATAAGTTTCCAAGATTAACGCACATCATGGTCGAATGCAATTACTCGATCGATATTCTAGACCAAAACATCTTAGACGGACGTGTACCTCAGGTTATGCGTCGGCGATTGCTCAAATCGCACTTTTCATTGGCAAATGTCAAAGAGTTCCTACAAGCAAATGACTTGTCGCAAGTCCAAGAGATTTGGCTGCTCCATCTCTCCAATAATAATTCGGACGCAGCGCGGTTTAAGCGAGAAATTATGGAATTAACCGGCAAGCCGGTCTACATCGCGTAAGGAGGGATTGGATGATCAATCGAGTGGTTTTGATCGGAAGATTGACCAAGGATCCGGAACTAAAATACACGCCTAACGGTGTTGCTGTTACCAGTTTCACTATTGCGGTTAATCGGCCATTTTCGAACCATCAGGGTGAGCGCGAAGCTGATTTTGTACCTGTTGTGATTTGGCGCCGTCAAGCTGAAAATGCAGCAAACTTTCTGCATAAGGGAAGCCTAGCTGGTGTTGAAGGCCGCATTCAGACCCGAAGTTATGAAAACAACGAGGGCAAGCGAGTTTACGTCACGGAAGTGGTTGCCGATAGTGTACAGTTTCTGGAACCTAAGGGGGCTCCTAGTGACGGACAATTAGCAAGTCGAGACAATTACAGCAGCGGCAGTCAAAGCGCCAGCAGGAGCCAATCTAAGAGTACTCAACCAAGCTTTGAAGATCCTTTTGCCGGCGACAGCAAGCCTATTGATATTGCAGAGGATGATCTGCCGTTCTAATGCAAGTGTTAAGTGAGGAGGTGAGGCCTTGAACTACATTCGGTTAATTAATGCATTCTATGATCGGCTCGAAACAAGTCAGCTTAGCACATCAGCAATTGCTTTATGGCACGCATTGGCGAACGTAAACAATAAGGCTGGATGGCTTAGAGAATTTGCGGTAGCTGTATCGGTGCTATGTATTAAGACAGGCCTTTCCGAAAGAACGATAACAAACGCGCGAAATGATTTAAAAATGAAAGGGTTCATCGACTTTAGGTCAAGGAAGGGAAGTAAGTCAGCAGTCTATCAATTATATGATTTGTCGGCAATGATTACCTACAAAGTTTCCGAGAAATCATTGCTGTCGGCAACAGATGCCGACAATCTTTCCGGCTATGCTTCCGACAACCTTTCCGACAAACCTTCCGACAATGCTTCCGCATTAGTTGTTAGTGAAACTAAACAAAACGAAACGAAACAAACAACTGCAGTTAGTCGTCAGCACTGGTTCGATGAATATTATCAATGCTTTGGGAAACAACCCAATGCTCTACAATGCCAGAACATCACCGTTTATCTAGAGCAAGATGGTTTAGAAGATGCCGTGATCTGCAAAGCGTTCCGTATGTCGGCAGAGCTTGGCAAGCCCTATGGGTACTCTGTAGGGATCTTAAACAATTGGGCCGCTAAAGGCATAAAGACCTTGGCTGATGTTGAGCAAGAGCAAAAGCATTTTCAAGCACGACGACAGCAAGGTCAGCGAGCGTCTAACCCACAGCGTCGTGAAGTTGAACCTGAGTGGATGAAAAAGCAGGAACAAGACAAACCACCGGAAGATCCGGAAGAGGTCAAGCGGCGTGCCAAAGAGATTGAGGAGTATTTAAACAGCATTTAGGAGTTAGGAGGGATAGCTGTGTTAGCAATACGCATTTTATTAATCATCCTTGCCGGCATCGGAGTTTTAGGAAGTCAACGCAAGCGAGATAGCCTAGCTTTTCCGGCGCTTACATTCACTGCGATTTTTGTTCTTGCATTGACGTTAGTTGGACCGGGTGAGGTATCGTGATCGCAGCTATGGCAACTTCCGTGATTCTGTTACCCTTCGGAATAGCTGCAATCATATGCGCGCTTGTCGGTGGACAAGTAGATCGGAAAAAGGAGGCGTGGCGCGATGAACAATCTTGAGATCGATCGCAAGTTAGCTGAGAAGTTAGGTTACACGGATATTGAAGTAATGTATGATAATTCGCCATATCCCATAATTGGAGCTTGTTCACCTAAAGATGGATACTGGACTGAATGGAACCCAACTGGAAATATGAAAGACGCTTGGGAAGTATTTAATTTTTTTAAACTGGATGAACTTTATCGATCGCTAAATATATGGGTCGCAATGAGATATGAGAACGATGCTCATCCGATAGTTAATGCTCAAAGCGATGAATCAGCTGAAAAAGCTATTTGTTTGGCAGCATTAAAAGTGATTGAGAATCAGGAAGGGAGCAAGAGCGATGAGTGAACCACTCAAAAAAGGTGACAAAGTCGTGATGCATACGTGCCGAGAGGCTGAAAAGTATAGGGACAAAGTTTGGACGGTCAGAACGGATGAAAGCGAAATGTGCGGTTCAAAAGTCGTGTGGCTTGAAGGATTTAGGGGATGCTTTGCAACAGAGTTTTTAAGGAAAGTATGCCACGTATGCGAAAACGAGGAACTCAAACATGATCAACAATATTGTCAGATATGTGGGCACAAACTGGAGGCGAATTAATTGGCTATGGATCTCACTGAAACAATGACCTCAGGAGAGTATCAGGAGATGCTGAAAAAGCGAGAAAAGAAACAGAAGTTCAATGCCAAAAAGACGACTGTTGACGGAATCCAGTTTGATTCAGAGATTGAAGCTCGTTACTACGTGCAGCTGAAATGGTTGAAGAAGGCGGGTGAGATTAAGCGATTTGAGCGACAGCCAAGATTCATGCTCCAGGAAGCTGGGATCACGCCTTATGGCGAAAAATATAGCCGCATTGAATACGTTGCGGACTTCAAGGTATACCGAAATGATGGATCAATCGAAATAATCGACGTGAAAGGTCTCGAAACGGCGGTATTCCGGATGAAGAAAAAACTGTTTATGAACCGCTATCCTTGGCCATTAAGCCTAGTAACCTATGACAAAGATCTCGGGTGGACAACATTGGACAAGCTCAAGAAACGCAAAAGGAAGTGACGCCTGATGAAGCGGCGAGTGACCATACACAGGCGGATAGATTCTGAACGCAAAATGTACCCTGTGATCACAATCTTTGAGCCTGGATTGAATGACGAACAGGTCAAAGAATGCTTGCCATATACGCATCAGACACTCTTGATTGCAAAGAAAAAAGGCGAATGGAAATGGAGGGATTGACCATGCCATCAAAATATCATAAGCAGCTGGTGCAGATCGGCAAGTTGCTCGATGAAAGTGCAGTAATTAGATCGAAAGACCGAATGGGGAAAGAAGATTTTGAACAATTAAAGTTGATCGATCTGCAACTTCGGGAATTAGGCAAGTCGATTGATTCGACAATGGGTGAAACTAAGGAAACTGAGAAAATAAAACAACTTGAAGAATGGTTGAATTATCTCAAAAGGCAGTTTAATAGTGAGCGCGTGGCTTCTAATGGGAGAAAATCTAAAGCAAGCGATGTGGAGATTGCCATGGCACTCGACCGGGGCAAGGGCATTAATTACATCAAGAACCATCTGTTCGTCGGCGCGAAACGAATCAAGGAAGTAAAAGAAAAATTAAAAAAGATAAAGGCGACGAGATATGCCATTTACAAAGGCGACAGGCTGATTTGTACAGGAACAGCAGTTGAATGTGCAGATAAGTTGAATTGCCGACCAGACTACATTTCATGGCTGACAACGCCGACAGCTAAGAAACGGTTGGCCAATCGAAAACATCCGGAACGTGCAATCGTTGGATTCAGAATTGAAGGAGGATTGGAAAATGCCGAATAAAGCGATCGACAAGATTAAGAAGGAAATGGAGAAGGAGAAAAATCCATATGTGCAAGTGATCGGACAATTTTTATTGCATCATCTGGAAAGCAACCCAGACACTGCAGATAGAGTGGCAGACAAAGATAAGACGATCATGGGAAGTCTCAAAGCAATGCAGCATGAAGCGTCGCTGAAGAAAGTCGGGAGCATAGCGGTTCTTACGGACGATGAAGGTTTCGCTATCGTGTTGAAATACTTCGGAATAGAAGGAAAGCCGGCTGTGCAAGAGCCGGCAGTCCAAGAACCAATCAAAAAAGAGCAGAAACACCAAGCGGATCCATTCGACGTGAAGCTTGAGGACTTCATGTGAGAGGAGCTGCTGACATTGGGTGAATTTGAAAAGGTTCGAAAACATTTTAACACAAAGATTACTCCGGAAATGGAAAAATTCGTTGATGATGTCGTGTTCCTGAGCAGCAGATATATTTTCACATATCGTCGTGGACATTTTCAATATGGATATTGCACGCATTGCAAACAGGATTTCCGAAATGAAGAGATATTGCGTCACGGATCATTTGTCGAGTGCCCACAATGCGGATCACATTGCCAAGTGAAAGCCAGCGGACGAGGGTACAAATATCTTCAAGACAGAGGCTATTTTGTCTTTTACGAAAAATCACTAGTCAGTCCTAACGCAATGGTGGCTAGAGGCTATTTTGTCTACCGAGATTATTCCAGAGACTATCGGAGCGTTGAAACAAAATTTTATCCGAGATCCCTTTACTTGTTTGATCCAGGCAATAAAGGAGAGATGTATGAGTACGCAGACTATCATCAGGAATGGATTAAAAATAGATCTGTTTATTCACTGGAAAGCACGGCAATGAGCCATATTAGATGCTATCGGTCTCTTGAAAGTATTCAAAACGCGGTTAAGGATACACCTTTTCAATATAGCACATGGGGAAATTACTATGACAATGATCATGTTAAATTCTTCTCCCTAGCTTCTGCGTATCCATCAGTTGAGTATCTGACTAAGCTTGGATTTAGTGAAGCTGTAGAGGCAAAGCTATATGGAAATAGCACATATTCGGCGATTAACTGGCGGGGAAAGAGCATTGATAAGGTACTAAAACTGCCAAAACAGATGGTAAAGATGGTCTGTAAACAAAAAGAAAAAGTGGATCTATTGGCTTTGAAATACCTTCAAATGGGTATCAAAGATGGATCGAAGTTCAGCATTAACGAGGCCATAGAAATTTCCAACAGATATATAGATCCACGCGATCTGGGAAAGGTTTCTCGACCGTTCACACTCCGGAAGACATTGAACTACATCAAGAAGCAATTGGATAAGGACAAGCAGTTCCGTTCTGAAAGAGATGTAATTCAAACATTAGATGACTATTACAGATTTTGCAGAGAGCTCGGGATGGACTTAAATGACGAATATATTCATTTTCCACCGCATCTGCGCCGGCAACATGACAATCTTATGAAACAAGTAAAACTAAAGAAAGATGCACTGATTGAACAAAAGATTCATAAGCGAGTTCGCTTGCTTAAAAAAAAGTACATTTTTGAATCAGGTAAATGGTTGATCCGTCCGGCTGTAAGCGCAAAGGAACTAATTGCCGAAGGCGAGAAGCTGCATCACTGCGTAGGAACATACACGGAAAGGTACGCGAACGGTACGACAAACATTTTATTTGTCAGAAAAAAATCGGCGCCAAATGTTCCGTATGTAACGGTTGAAGTCAGAGACAATCAGATTCGTCAAGCATATGCGCATAACGACACGCAACCGTCTAAGGAAGTTGAGAAGTTCCTGGAACGGTTTACGCAAGCAAAACTCAAGAAAAAAGTGGGTAGAAAGGTGATGGCGGTATGAGCATGAATGAAGTAGCGACAAGAACACCAGTCATGATTGCGGCGGAAATAAACAGTATCAAGGAGCAGACGCGAAAGCTGCTGATCGTAAACAGCATTGAGATCGGACGACGCCTGTCGGAAGCAAAGTCATTGCTTCCACATGGCGAGTGGGGCAAGTGGTTAGAAGAGAGTGTCGATTATTCACAGCGCACAGCTAACAATCTGATAAAGGTATTCCAGCAATACGGAGATGATCAACTGGCTCTTTTTGGGACAAGCTTAAAATCGCAATCGCTTGCGAATTTGAGCTATACCCAAGCCGTTGCATTGCTAAGTGTTCCAGAGGATGAACGAGAAACGTTCGTCCAGGAGCACAATGTTGAGGAAATGTCCACGCGGGAACTGAAGAAAGCAATCAAAGAAAAGGAGGAACTGCAGGCACGGCTTGATAATATTTCGGCAAAAGCAGAACTTGATCAGAAAGAACTGAAGACAACAAGTGGTTTACTCAGCAAGCAGCTGGAGATTTCCTACAAGTTAAAAGAACAGCTCAAAACAGTGCAGGCAACTGGTGATGATGAAGCAATCAAGCGTCTTCAGGATAAACTGGATGCTAGCGAACAACGTCAAAAAGAACTTGATGAACAGAACAAAAACCTGCAGAAGCAGCTGAAAGAGAAACCGATCGACGTGCCGGTAACAAAGGTCGTTGAGAAAATTCCAGATGAGATTGTTGCAGAAATAGCAGAGCTTCGAAAGGCATCTGTTCCTGGTGGGAAAGAGGCTATGAAGTTCCAAGTATGCTTTGATCATCTGGTTTCTGGATTCAGAGATCTGCTGCTCTCCTTAGCTGATATTCCGGATCCAGAAACGATGCAAAAATACAAAGGCGCAGTACACGGCCTGATCATGAAAATGGATGAGAAGGTAAACAATTAATGCCCTATGTAGGTGGTAAAGCGTTTAACATTCACTATTCAGTGCATGAGTAAATCATGGAGGTTATAAAAAATGAAATTTAAGTTAAAAGTTTATCGGGCAATACTTCATACCACTGGTAAAACATCGAAACAGATCTTGAAAGACTTTGATGGGCCAAAGCCTAGTAATGAAGTAGTACAGAACATAATAAAGGCTTATGACATCATTGATGGACTAGAAGTTGCTGTTACAGATACCTTTGTCGATAATGGCTACTCACTTGTCGAGTACTACAAGAAGGATAACGAGAAATTTAAAGAATTTATTTATCTTCTTGAACAGGATCCGTTTGTGGGAACGTATGTCGATGACCGCGAACAATTCGATAAAGACTGGAATTCAGGAGAGTATGAACCTCCTGCAGCGCTCCATTTTGATAATGACGATGTAGAAATTATCGAAGAGCTAAATTTTACTCATAGTTGCCACCATGGTTAATAAACAGACCAAGAATGCAACAAAAAAATCGGGATCCCTCCCGATCATCCGATACCTCATTTTACCATATCAGGAGGGATTACCGTGAGATTAAAAGAAATGAAGATAGATCCGGCCACAATGCAGCTGAATGTTGATATAATGGGAATAAATAACAAAGTGATTGTGATTGGGAACGGAAAAGTTAAATTCACAGATTTACCTGAGCACGGAGAGACAACGATCGTAACGCACCAGGGAAAGGTGAAACGTGTGAAGTGGGACGAGGGGGAGGAATTTTGAATCTTTTTGATCACTACTTATTTAAAGATTCAGGAATAACTTTATTTGATACTTTGCTGGTAAGCATTTTATCAGCTGTTATCGGGGTCTTTTTGACAAGTATGTTGAAAGCAGTAATTCTATTTTTATTGAGCACAATAAAGGCATTATGGAAATTTATTAAAAGGTGTTTTAAGATCTATATTCCCCACGCTGTAATTCGATTCGTTGAATGGCGACGATACAGACAAAATTTGCGGGATGTGAATATAAATGAGTCTCTCTATATACACATCAGGGGAAAACAAGATAAAGGAACAATATCTAGGTTAGAGAAAAAAGCACTTGATGCAGTGCCTGAAGAAAAAAAGAAAACATATGAACAACTTTATTTAGGAATTAAAAATTTTAGACTAGAGGATTTGCCAAGACCGACAATTGGGATAGGTATTCAAGATATATTTGATCCAACAAAGTATTTTAAAAGATAATTAAGTTCTACCAGTCAGCTGGAGGACGTTGAAATGACGGTTAAACGCCGTTGTTTCTGCGTCCTCTTTTTTTATGCCAAAGGAGGCGTACCATGAACGAGAAAAAGAAACAACCAAGTAAAAGAGTAAAACGGAAACCAGATCTATCAAAGCATGAGCTGCGCAAAATGATGGGTGAGTTCGATCAAGTACTCGAGCGTCGTCATGGTGCGCTGCGTAGGAAGGGGCGGTAAGATGAGTAAAGCAACGGAGCTGCTTCCACTCAAAATGTATCACGACCTATGTGGCGAGATCGACTGTCTTTATCTGCGGATCCACCAGCTGGAAATAGAGCGAAAGTATTACTGGAAAATGGGTGTACGCGCAATAATGAAGTTTGATCGTGCGCTTGAGGAAATCTATAAGATTGATGATGTGCTGCGCCCGCTATTTAATGTTCTGGACGATAAGGAATATTGTAAGAAACGGCTTGAGACGAAAATCAGCGAACTTGATGGTGTGGATTACAAGGTGGCTGTTTTGCAGATGCAAGGTAAATCGTTACTTGAAATATCACATGAGCTCGGGTACAGCTATGATTGGATCAAGCGGATTAGTGCAAGGTTCAGCAATCGGCTATACAAAAGAGCGTCGCGGGCTGGTCGGTAATTGTACACCAAGAGTTATCCTTATATCGTAAATAAGTGCATAGCAGGCGTACCTTCGGTATAACTTAATAAAAGATAAAACCCCCTGAATTGGATTCTGATCGTCTAACTACAGGGGGGCAGTTCATAGGGTGCGTTTTTGTTTTTAATTATTCTTGATTATTTTTCCTTCTATCCGATAATTGGATAAAAGGGGGAATAAAGAATGAAAGATAAAGATCACAAATATGTTCAAGCGAAAGATCTGATCTACATATCCATAATTTTTAGTGTTGTCATCATTTGTATTTTATCAATTGTTGCATGGAGTAATAAGTTTGCTAGCGATGGTTTAAATAATGCAGCTACCGCAGTATCTATAGTTCTTGCGGTGGTTGCAATTGTTATTACTTTGGATGATGTGGCTGGTCAGAAAAATACAGTGAGTGACCTTAAAGAAGCAGCAAAAGAACTAAAAGAAAATCTTCAAGATGTAAGAAGCAGTATTGATGAAGTCAATCAATTAAGAGATTCCCTAATCAGTATTATGAATGGGATACAAAAAAACAGTGTATCAATCGAAACAAAAGTAAATGAACTGGAGCATAAGTATTCTGATAACGAAACATTTAACAAAGATCTGAACAATCTTAAAAAAGTAGTAATTGAGAGTAGATATATCAAACATAAACCTAGTGATCATAGTGATTATATTATTACAAAGCGTTTAGTAAATAGTTTGAGTAAGGATAAGTTATACGAATTTAAAGAATTATGGTCAAGAGTTTTGGTAATAGGTTATCAAATATCAAGAGCAGGGTTGAAAAATGAACTAAATAAACTAATTAATGAAGGACAGCTTGAATTTATTAATGGACGATTTTATAAATTGGCTAATAATAATCATTGAATTTCAGCTCTCATTGTAGTTATTTTTTATTTTGCGCAATTGGGCAGATGGGATGTAACGATGGTAAATTTATCTGAAAAGCAGCAGCGATTTGTATATGAATACAAGTGGTAGCTGAAAGATGCCTCATGATCTATTAGGTGTGTATTAAGAGTACACCAAGAGTACACTTTCGAATTGATTTTTTGTGATATGCTGTTACCATGGAAGGCAGGTCGGAGAGTTGAGAACAGCACTTCGATTGAAGCACAACATATGACGCACCTTGCGGTGCTGAATTGAATAAGAGCAAAGAGCATCCGAGAGGGTGCTATTTATTTTCAAATTTTGCAGGAAAATGTCTCCATAGCGCGAATTTTATTTGATAAAAGCGTGTTAGCATTTTGGAGGTGTTAGAATGTTTGATTTGGGTAAAGCGTTAAAAATGGGCTCTGCCGTTTTCTTGTTTTGTTTCGGAGGGTTCTATATAATGCTCAGGTTAGTAGAACATAATAGATACTATATTTATGGACAGTGGCTCAGCCATGCCTCAAATGCACAAATAGACAAAGTACTAGCTGCGAATGGTTTCTATGAAATGATTTTCAAATGTTCAATAATAATGGCTGTTGTGGGTATGGTTGGAACGCTATCAAGCCTTATGCCAGCAAACAGGCAGTAAATCGAAATATATTAAAAATATTTAAGAGTCCTTTAGGCTCTTTTTCTTTTGCAGAGATGCAGGAACATTGTCCTATTTTGTGGAATGCTAAGGTATTCTGAAAATGGAGATGGGAAAGATGGCTGAGGAAGAAGAAAAAACATATTTTGAAGCGCAGGAAATTATTAATCTGGTTAGAAAATTATACAGCCAGTTGGATTCAAAACTGGAAATATCAAGTTGGAGCAGTTCAGGAAGCAATCCCCCTTATGCTGACGATATTGTGTTTTATTTCAGGGAAAAGAAGCCAATCCATGCGGCATTCAAAGATCCGGACACTGGTTCTGGAGGAAGAGTAGATCAACCAATTAAGCCTAAGGTCATTACAACCCGTGACGGAGTTACTGAAAGCTATGTTAAAGAAGAATTAATTGAATATGTGAAGATATATGGATAAAGAATATTATCAGCACTCCTTCGGGGTGCTTTTATTTTGCACAAAGGAGGGCGCGATATAAGTGATTAAAGATCCAGATGGAGGCTGTAAGGCAATATGTGGCTTGATTGGGAAGGGCTGTGCCCGTTCCTGAATTGTGTGAAAAATAATGGACAGAAAGTCGGTCGTAAAGGCGACTTAGGCAGTTCTACCAAATTGTATGAGCATGAATGTTAAATATTAATACATCTTTGTAATTTAAAATATTTAATTATTTTATTTCTTAATACATTTGCTTTAACATCAATGTATTTTTGATACTCAAAAAGAATTTGTCGTTAAAATAAAATATTTAATTTAATTATTTAAACCCCGAAGAGGAAATCCTCTCCGGGGCGTGAGCACTCATATTTTAATTGTAATCACCGACAGTAAACCGTTTTTAATGAAAACTTAAACTTCACAAAAATCAGATTAACGGCAAATTCATATTGAATAATTTGTTTCATACTAAACTCCTCGCTGCCACGCTCCGGTGATTCGAGGACTTTCTCAGTGCGATTATATGTATGAGTTGATGAAATAGAACCGAAAAATAATAAAAACAAAAGCAGACAAACTACAACCAGGATGTGTCGTGAGCGGATGATAAAAAGGACATGATTAGTCGTGATTATTAGAATGATATGATTTGATGTTTGGAGTTCCACGTGAGAGGTGATTTAATGATTATTAAGAAAATCTTAGTTTCAAAAATAAATCCAGCTCCTTATAATCCGCGAGTTGATCTCCAGCCGAGCAATCCGGAATATCAGAAACTGGAACGATCAATCAAAGAATTCGGATATGTAGATCCATTAATCTGGAACGAGAGAACAGGGAATCTAGTTGGTGGTCATCAACGATTTAAAATTCTTAAGGAAAGTGGCCAAATGGAAATTGAGGTCTCTGTCGTTAATCTTGATTTGGATAAAGAGAAGGCACTTAATTTAGCACTGAATAAAATTAGTGGTGACTGGGATAATTCAAAGCTTTCCGCAGTGCTTCAGGACCTTACTGAAACTGACATAGGGATCGACTTGACTGGATTCGATAAGGAAGAGCTAGATGAGTTAATCGAACAGCTAGAAAATCAGATGTCTGTTAAGATTGAAGACGATGAATTCTATGTGGAAGAAGAAATTGCTGCCATCGAAGAACCTGAAACGAAACCAGGAGATATTTGGAAACTTGGTCCGCATCGATTAATTTGTGGTGACAGTACCGATCAAGAAACGATCGATCGATTAATGGATGGGCAACTTGCCGCGATGGCATTTACTGACCCACCTTATAATGTGGACTATGAAGGCAAGACCGCTGATTCGTTAAAAATCATGAACGATAAGATGGATAACGAAGCCTTTTATCAATTTTTATTCGACCTATATACTACGCTGTTATGCGCAACCCGGAGGGGTGGCGCTATTTATGTCTGCCACGCAGATTCTGAAGGATACAACTTCAGGAAAGCAATGTTTGATGCAGGTTGGTTAATGAAGCAATGTATCGTATGGGTTAAAAATGGATTTGTGGTGGGTCGGCAGGATTATCAATGGCAGCATGAGCCGATTCTTTACGGATGGAAGCCAGGCGCTCCGCATCAATGGTGTGGTGATCGTAAACAGTCAACGGTTTGGAACTTTGATAAACCATTAAGGAACGGTGAGCATCCGACGATGAAGCCGGTTCCGCTCGTTGCAAAAGCCATTCAGAATTCATCACGAAAACATGATATTGTTCTAGATGGTTGTGGAGGAAGCGGCACAACATTAATCGCTGCAGAGCAAACGGAACGCATTTGTTATATGAGTGAACTGGATCCCAAATACTGCGACGTCATCAAGAAACGATATGAGCAATTAACGGGAAACAAACCTAAGCTGCTTTTGAAAGCATAAAAATAAAAAGAAGAGGATGCGCGAACATCCCCTTCTCTCACAAGCTGGTCACCCCAGCGGAGATAGTGGAAGGCCGTGGCCACGGTTGAACAAGACCACTATCTCTTTTCCTATTTTAGTTAAGGAATGGGGTGCTGGCAATAGAAAATGAAAACAAACGTTCGCAAAAAGATTTACTTCAACATGAGATTGAAGTTCTTGCAGGTATAGCAACCTCAAAAGATAAGTATAGAAAAATTGTCCAAGCTGGGATCGCTCGATGGGTTAAAGACTTCCAAAAAGGGCAAATAAAAATAGATACAGTGGACGATCTGAAAAAACTAATCGAGATCGATCTGCAGCTCCAGAAAGATGAATTATGAAATCAAACTTAATTGTGGAGGTGGCGGTGATGTAAAGTGGCGAGACCGAGAGATCCGAGACGCGACGAGGCAAAAGACATATGGTTAAAAAGTGGGGGCAAAGTTAAGCTGGTCGACCTCGCAAAGCAAATGAATGTCTCGTCGAGCACCGTCAGAAAGTGGAAAGCTACAGACAAATGGGATAACGAATTGAAAGGGAGCGCTCCTAAATCCAAAAGGAGCGCTCCTAAACGTTCAAATGGTATGCGTGGTGCTCCGATCGGCAACAAAAATGCAAAAGGTAACTCCGGTGGCCACGCACCAAAGGGGAACAAGAATGCCGTAAGGACTGGCGAGTTTGAAACGCTGATGTGGGACTTTCTCGATGATGATGAGAAAGTTCTTATAGCAGAAATTCCAACGGACCCACTGATTCAAATTGACATGACCATTCGTGAGCTTAAAATTCGGCAGAGACGCATGATGAAACGAATCAAGGGAATCGAAGAAGGGATGACTGAGAAACAGCGTCGCGTTCTCCAAGAATTACGTAAGGTCAAAGATGTTCATACGGTTGATCAAGATGGTGTGGAAGTTAAGGTACCGGTTCAAACGCATAAGCTTGTTGTGACTCAGGTAGAGGAAACAGAGCTTAAGAAGATCGATGATATCCTAAACCTCGAAGAAGCATTAACTCGAGTGACCGATAAGCTCATCAAAGCGATAAAGCAAAAACAAGAAATTATAAAAGCAAAAGGTGAAGAAAGGCTGAAGTTTGATCTCATGCAGGCTCGTATTGACCAAATACGGGCATCTACAGACACTGGGGCAAATACAGAGGACAAAGTTGGCAATCTCCTAGACAAGCTGGAGGAGGCGTTCAGAGATGACTCTGAGTGAACTCTATACGCCGAAGCAGCAGGAAGTTCTCAGATACGCTTTCAACCATGATTATTTTATGCTCATCAATCATGGAGCGAAACGTACCGGAAAGACGGTCATTGACAATGACTTGTTCCTGTATGAGCTGAAACGTGTCAAACGGATTGCAACAAATGAAGGCGTGGAGAATCCGCAGTACATTCTTGCTGGCGCGAACCTGGGAAACCTGGCAAAAAACGTCTTAATTGAGTTGACCAACAAATACGGCATTAACTTTCACATGGATAAATACAACCGATTCAAACTGTTTGGCGTTCTTGTTGTTTGTACAGGTCACAGCAAGATCAACGATTTGAGCAGAATTCGAGGCATGACTGCTTACGGCGCGTACATCAATGAAGGTTCGCTTGCCAATGAGGAAGTCTTTAACGAAATCAAATCCCGTTGCTCGGCCAACGGAGCACGAATCCTGATCGATACGAACCCGGATCAACCGGAGCATTGGTTGAAGCGAGATTACATCGACAATCCGGATAAAAGTATTGTGGACTTTCACTTTGTTCTGGATGATAACACATTTCTAAATAAACGGTACCGGGAGAATATCAAAGTGACAACACCAAGTGGCATGTTCTATGACAGAGACATTAATGGTCTGTGGTGCGCTGCTGAAGGCGTTGTATACAAGGATTTCAACAAGGATATTCACTACATCAGCGAATCCAAACTAAGCGAAATTAACTTTGTGAAGTACTTTGCCGGTGTCGATTTTGGTTATGATCACCACGGAGTTATGGTTGTCATTGGCGAGGATGATCAAGGGAGTTTTTACTTAATTGAGGAACACGCGAAACAATTTGAAGAGATCGATTACTGGGTGGATGTTGCCAGCGGAATAAAGAACCGCTATGGTGACATCCGTTTTTATTGTGATACAGCACGACCTGAACATATTAAGCGTTTAAGACGAGAGCATTTCCATGCGATCAATGCAGACAAAGCGGTCATTTCAGGAATTGAAGAAGTTGCGCGGCTGTTTAAACGAAAGAAGTTGCTTATCGTGAAAGAGCGTGTCCAGCGATTTAAAAAAGAGATTTACATGTACGTCTGGAACGAGACGACGGGCGAACCGGTAAAGCTTTGGGACGATGTTCTTGACGCTTTGAGATACGCCATTTATACGCAACTAAAACCATTCAGACGACGGACAGGAAAGAAGGTGAGTACATGAACGAATATATTCCTCTGATTGAACAGGACGGCATTACAAGTGAGATCATACGAGTGATGATTAATGATCACAAACCTGATCATGATCGCATGGTCAACTTCTACGAGCGTTACAAGGCTTCTGCATCTGGGGTGCCAATACTGACCCGTAAGCCGATCAAGTACGATGAGGTCAAAGGGCAAGAAGTGATCCGTATTGATGACAAAGTGAATAACAAGATCAACAATGCGTATGACGCGGAAATCACAGATACAAAGGTCGGCTATTTATTCGGTAGTCCGATTACGTACAATGCGGATGAACAGACGGGAATACAAGAGACTCTGTCTGATTTTAATAAGCGGAACAATATTGAAGATGCTGATTCTGAGCTGGGAAAAAAGGCAACCATCTGCGGTTACGGCGCCAGGTTGCTCTATATTGATCCTGACGGCAATGAAGCAGCAATGACCGTTAATCCGTGGGAAGCTATTATCCTATCGGAAACGGATGACATTACAAATCCGAAGTATGCGCTACGTTACTATAAAACGTTTACCTGGGGTGCTAATGGGAAGAACCCGGATGAAAAGGTGGATGTGTTTAACGCTGATTTTTATGATGTGGCCACAATCTTTCATTTCGAATCAACAGACGGCGAAGATTACTTGCTGAAAGAATCTAAACCACATATGTTCGACTATTGTCCGCTGTTCGGTGTACCAAACAACCAGGAGATGAAAGGCGACGCTGAAAAGGTACTGCCGCTGATTGATGCTTATGACCGCACGCTGAGCGATGTGAGCAACGAAATTGAGCAGTACCGGCTTGCATATCTGGTGGCAAAAGGTGCGTTCCTGGATGAAACAGATCAGGAGAATATGAAGCGTACAGGTGTTATCAATCTGGACGATGAAACGCAGGACGTGAAGTATCTGACCAAGGAACTGAATGACAGCATTATTGAACATCATCTGGACCGACTAGAAGAGAACATCATGCGTTTTTCTAAGTCCGTGAACTTCTCAGATGAATCATTTGGGACGACGGTCACTGGTGTGGCCATGCGCTACAAGCTGATGGCACTTGAGCATAAGGCAATCACCATGGAACGGAAGATGACGGCGGGTTTGCGGTATCAGTTCAAAGTTTTGTGTTCGGCGTGGTCAAAAAAACGCCTTGCAAATCCGGATGATTATTTGCAAATTGACTTCCAATTCAAACGGAACCTTCCGGATGATATTCTTTCAGATGCTCAGGCATCGGTTGCACTTAAAGGTGTGGTTAGCGAGCAAACAAGATTAAGTCTGCTTCCGTTTGTTACAAATGTTAAGGATGAAATGGACCGTATGCATGAAGATGCAGCGATTGCCGCCGAGAGTGTCTACGGTCCTGAAACACTGCCAAACAATCAAAACACAGGAGATGGCGCAGATGAAAGCACACGAACAGCTGCAGCAGGAAATGCAAGTTGATGAAGTCAAAGAGAATTTTTATCTGATCGCTCAGATGGTAAAGAAATACTACGATGAGCTGATCAAACAAGGATTTGAACCGAATCAAGCGTTGTATATTGCCGGCGAATTTTCCAACAAAATGCATGGGTTTAAGTGAGCATCTCTCCGGGGGTGCTTTTTTCATGTCCAAGATTGCTGATGACGTTAAAAGCTGCATAAATCATTGAACTCATCAGGGCTTCGGAACTGATTGAGGACAAGGAGGAACAATCATGAATACAACGCTACTCAGATACCCACTGAGCTTGCAATATTTTGCAGAAGGGAACGGTGATCCAACACCGCCGGGGCCAACTCCCCTGGCAGCAGGCGATCCACCTGCAGATCCACCAGCACCACCGGCAGGAGCAGGTAACGGCCAAGGGTCTCAACTGACACTTGAATCGGTGCAGAAGTTCCTAAACGAAGACGATGGTGGTAAGAAGTGGTTGAATTCATTCGCTGACAGCCGGGTAACGCAGGGAATTAATACCTTTAAAGAGAAATCCCTGCCGGAGATTCTTGAAAAGGAGATTGCCAAGCGGTATCCGGCGGAGACTCCGGAACAAAAAGCACTCCGCGAACTCAAGCAGAAGTTTGAGGATTCAGAGAAGCAACGAGATCGGGAAACACTCAAGAGCAAGGCTCTGACTGCGGCGAGTGCAAAGGGTTTACCGACTGACCTTGTTGACTTCTTTATCGGGAACGATGAAGAGACGACCACGGGTAACCTCGGAAAACTGGAAGCGGCGTTTAAAGCGTATGAGCAAAAGATCGTGAATGAGAAATTCAAGCAAAACGGTGGAACTCCGCCGGCAAGTGGTGGAATTGGAACGCCACTGACATTAGAAGATGTGAAGAAAATGTCCCCTACCGAAATCAATAAGCGGTGGGAAGAAGTTGAGAAATTACTAAAACAATAACAGGAGCGTGATTTGATTGACTCTTAACAATTTTATTCCGACTATTTGGAGCGCACGGCTGTTGCAGGCGCTTCAAACATCTCTCGTTTACGGACAACCAAATATTATTAACCGAGATTATGAAGGCGAGATTCAAGCTGCAGGTGATACTGTTAAAATCAATTCGGTCGGTGATGTGACAATTGGTGATTATACCAAAAACACGAATATTGGTGATCCTGAAACACTGGATGATGACACTCGTTCGCTGACTATCACGGAGTCGAAGTATTTTAACTTTCAGGTTGATGACATTGACAAAGCACAGCAGAATCCAAAGGTCATGAATCAAGCAATGCAAAATTCAGGTTATGGTCTAAGAAACGTCGCTGACAAATTTATCGCCAGTCATTACGTTGACGCAGCAAGCACAATCGGTTCTGATGCCACGCCTGAAACGCCAACCATTCAGGGAGCTTATGAACTTCTTGTGGACTTGTCAACAAAGCTTGATGAAAAGGATGTCCCAGAGCAGGGACGATTTGTTGTTATTCCGCCTTGGTATGAAGGACTCCTGCTTAAAGATGATAGATTCGTAAAATCAGGAGATATGAACTCTGCTATCCGACTGTTGAATGGTCAGATCGGTCAGGCTGCCGGGTTTAATGTGCTGAAATCGAACAATGCACCACATGTGCCGACTGGTTCTGGAGTGGTCGATAACTACAAAATTATCGCTGGTCATAACATCGCATGGTCTTATGCAGAACAGATTGCGAGCGTCGAACCTTATCGCCCCGAGAAACGATTTGCTGATGCGGTTAAAGGTTTACATCTCTATGGTGCCAAGACGGTTCGTCCTGAAGCACTTGCTGTCCTGAGCGCAGCTCGTCCAGCATCTTAATTTAAATAATCGAAAGGTGGTTTTCCTATGTGGGTGAAAAATAAACGGACCGGTAAGAAATGGTTCGTTACAGATGAACACGGTAAGAAGCTCTTGAAAGATGATGACTATGAAACTCTTGATTCATCTAGCAATGCGGAAGTAGATCTAAATGATCTGACTGTGGCAGGGCTTAAAAAGAGGGCAGCTGATAAGGAAATTGAAAACTATCAGTCTATGGACAAAGAAGCGCTGATTAAGGCACTCAGTGGTGAACAAGTGCTGGAAGTACCACAGGGCAAACAGCAACCGACTTCAGAGACGCCGGCAAAATGATTGGAGTGGTGATCGATGACGGATGATGAAATTAAAAAGCTTGTCGATTACCTGAACAGGAATGAAAACCGGATCATTAAAGACATTGGCAGGCAGTACAAGAAGTCACTGGATGCGCTCATATCTCGTTTGTCGCAAATCTATGTCAAAGGTGGCAAAGATCAGCTGAACTTTTCTGATGTCGCTCGGACCAATGACATTGCAAAGCTTGAAAACTTTGTTTTACAACAAGCGGACAAGCTGCAGACGGAAAATAGACGGTCAATCCTTGGATTGCTCGTTTCAATTTATATCTATTCCTTTGACACTCAGAAAAGTGCGATTGAAACCGAGGTTAAGAAAGCGCTTGGCTTTGATTTTTGGCTGAAAAATAGCCATGATGCGGAGATTATCCATATCATGCAGGGTAAGTCAGATAAACAGATTAAAAGGCTTCTCATGGCCCTGGAAAAGAACGATATCGAAGGACTGAAGTTGACGCCTGCGCTTGAAAGAAACAGGCGCATGATCATCCAGGATATAAAACAAGCCATAGAACGCGGGTTTATCGAGAAAAAGGGTTACACGTCGATGGCTAAGGGCATTCAGGGAGCGTTTGATATGGGTCTGAACCGTGCGACGGCGATCGCGCGGACCGAAGGACACCGTGTACGGGAAACAGCATCCTACGACAGTGCCATGAATGCTGATTTTCAAGGGATTAAGATGCAAAAATTTTGGATGAACATGGGTGATGAGCGAGTGCGGCACCGACCGGGGGCTAACCATGTGAGTATGGAAGGACAAACACGTGATGTAAATGAGCCATTTGATCTCGGTTGGGGTATTCAAGCACAGTATCCGGGAATGTCCGGAGACGCGGCAAATGATATCCGCTGCCGTTGCATTGCTCGTTATAAAATCGTCGGCATTGATCCGTCGCTGAAACAGGGTAAAAGAGGGGGGATAACCGTTGAGTGAGCCGAATGAATTGATGACATTGGATGAGTTAAAAACTCGTTTAGGAATTACAGATGATAGCCAAAATGATAAACTCCAAATCGATCTAGACGATGCAGTAGCGGAAGCTTGCGACTGGTGTCACCGAGATTTTTATGATTCTGACGGCAATCCTGCAATGCCGGAACCGATCAAAAAGGGTATCACCCTCTTGATTAAAATTGATCAGTCAGCAGATCCTGCGGATGCAGCGGTTATCTCCGAATCGATCGGGGGCATGAGCCAAACCTTTTCAGCGGATCCTACTGCACGGTATGGGCGTGTTCACGCACTGTGGAAGCCTTATCGGAAAGTGAGGTTTGTCTGATGGGTGTGAAAATCAAAGACCAAGGGAAAATAAAGGACTTGATCAGGGCATTCGATAAGGATCATAAGATTAAAGTCGGATATGTTGGTTCTAAATCAGATCAGACGCACAGTGGAACAGATATTTCTATTGCGGACCTTGCAGAAATTCATGAATTTGGTTGCAAAATACCTGTTTCTGACAAGATGAGAAAATATCTTGCATCACAGGGACTTTACTTGAAGGCAAGCACACAATACATCAATATTCCTGAACGCTCGTTCATCCGCTCGGGTTGGGATAATTCCGAAGATGAAGTGATGGATAAATTGGAGGAGTTGATTGGTGAACTTGTGCAGAAAAGAATACCAATTAATATCCTTCTCGACATGATCGGTTTGGAAGCAAAAGGTAAGCTTCAGCAATATGCTCGTGATGTTGGTAATCCACCAAACCATCCGTTTACCGTAGATCAAAAAGGATCAAGCAATCCTTTGGTAGACACGGGCGAAATGATTGGTGCTATGGATTACGAGGTGGATTGATATGGTTCTCTATAAGTTTAAAAGGCTCATGGATAAGTACAATGTCAATTTCAATCTCATAGTCGATGATCCGAAAGCTGGTCATTGGGAAGCAGGTGAGTGGGTACCTGGTAGCCCTGAACCCATTCCAGGGCATGGTTCGATAGTTCCTATGCCTCAGTCACTGATTTATCAAAGCGGCGGAACCTTGACGGCATTTGATCGAATTATTTACACCGATATGGTCATTCCCTTGCAGAGCCATCTTGATTATAACGGGGCACATTACACAGTCACGTCGAAGATTCCATATAGCGAATATGCTGACTTTGATCGGTACATTCTCAAATCAGATGATACGCAGACAGGCGGTGGATCAGCATGATTGACTACACGATGATTAACAGCACATTGATTAGTGTCATTCAATCGAGAATTGGACATCCAGTAATTGTCGCGAATGGAACGGGACCACAGCCAGACTATCCATTCTGCACATTTTCTGTAATTACTCCATATTTGCCGATCGGGCGTGGTGAACAGGATCCGGATCAATTAACAGAACACGTGGAAGCTGTCATTTCATTTACCTGGCACGCCAAACGGCATAATGAAGTCCTTAATCTATCCATTCAGACAGCTTCACTGCTTAAGCTGGTTTCGTCAAGGCAAATACTCAGTGATCAAGGAATTGTAATTGTGTCGATAAGTAACGCAACAGTACGAGATACTTTTCTCACGGTTGATACGGAACGCTCAGCAGGATTTGATCTCCGAATTCGAGTTGCCAATGTTTATGAAGATTCAGGTACTGAAATTATTGAGCGAGTTTCGACACCAACAAATACAAATCAATAAGGAGGCTATAACATGCCACTTCAAGATGTTACAGTAAACATCAATCTTGTGAAACCGGCTGCCCTGATCGGATTGGGGCGGCCGTTAATTTTGGCTGATAAAGCGGGTCAACCATCATTTAAAGCCTATGCAGATCTGGACAGTGTCAAAGCTGATTATCCGGATACGACCAATGCTTACAAAAAGGCAGCAGCGATTTTTGCACAGGGAAGCAATCGTCCAGATCTGATTTATATTGCAAATTATGACCCTGCAGCTGATGGTGGGACGACACCGGGATTAACATTGACACAGGCAGTTTCTACTTATGCGGAAAAAGACTGGGAGTTCTTACTGTTAGCGGATGCGCTACAGGCTGACAAAGTTGCTGTTGCGCCATTGGTTGAAGCGCTTGGGATTAAGTTCTTGGTCATCAAAATTGATGATGAGGCAAACCGCGCTGCATTTAAGACTTATGATCGGACGATCGTATTTTTCCACCCTGTTACCGCTGAGGAGCCCGATGCTGCATTGGTCGGTGCTTGTGGTTCTCAAACGGTTGGTAGCATCACATGGAAGTTTAAAAAATTAGTGGGAATTACTGCACAGAACTTCTCAGCGACCGATGTAACGGCTATCCACACGGATGGAGCCATTTGTTATGTAACAAAGGCGGGAATTGACCAGACAAGTGAAGGCATTACCGGATCCGGAGAATACATTGACGTCATTCACGGAAAAGACTGGATCAAGGTTAACATGGAGAATAGCATTCAACTGGCGCTGTCCAACGCGAAGAAAATTTCATTTGACAACACAGGTATCGGGGTACTTGAAGGCCAGGTAACCAATACATTGCAGCAAGCTTTTGCAAATGGAATAATTGCAGCCGATAAAGATGGTCAACCAATTTATACGATCAAAGCAAAGACACGTGACGAAGTCTCTGATTCTGATCGAGCGAATCGCACATATAATGGGCTTTCATTCAGCTTTGAACTTGCTGGTGCCATTCATACGGCAACTATTACCGGCGAAATTGCCGCATAAGGGAGGATGAACATAAATGAGCAATGAAGTGCATGAATACGATGCCATGAATGTCACCACAACTGTTGGTGGCATTGTTATTACCGGCTATTCAGACGGATCATTGGTTGAATGCTCTCAGGACAACGATAACTTTACAACAAAGGTATCTGCGCAGGGGGATGTTGGTGTAGCAAACAGTAACAACCCACTTGGAACGATTAAAATCATGCTGACACAAACCTCACCTTCTCTTTCATACCTGAATCAGTTGGCGAATTCAAAAGCCACAGTACCGATTTGGGTCACTTCAAATAATGAAATGAAAGAAAAAATCGGCGGAACAAAAGCAAAGGTAACAAAACCAGCAGATGCCAAGTTTTCCAACAATATTGAGGACCGTGAATTTGATCTGAAAGTTTTTGACTACACGGTTGTACCTGGCTAATGTCACGAAGGAGAAAGAAGAGGAGGCGGCCAGAAACGGCCGTTTTTAATCATATTGAAAACAAACAGAGGGAGCGGAAAATCATGGCTAAATTTGGAGAACAGAAGATCGTTGAAGTTGAGGGTACGGAATACACTTTGCAACATCCTGGTATTAGGGAAGCGGTAAAGCTGCGAGATCGTTGTAAAGATGCAAATGGACAAATGAACGAAGAAAAATATTACAGTGCACTTATGGAACACGTTATTGTCTCACCTAAAACGAATTGGCCGTATTGGGATGAACATGATGGCTTTAACGATGTGATGGTTGAAGCTGCCACGTTTCTTAACTCCTAATCCAAAAGATAAAGGCTTTTATAAGAGGAAAGCGCGAGAACGTTGGTACTTCTGGCGACCAATAATGAGTGAGAAATTAACTTATGAAGAAGCGTGTCGGATGTCGCTTGATGACCTAATGGAGTGCAATGCCGCATTGGATATAGCTATTAAACAAATGAATGATCAATCAAAAAAATGAGTTTCGGCTTAAGCCGGAGCTCTTTTTATTTGTTAGCGGTTAGTAGAGAGGAGGTGATTCAGTGGCACTAAGAGAGACAAGCGTTGAAGTTAATATTCTGGGGAATGTTGAGCCACTTAAAAGGATTAACGAAATGATGGACAACGTGATGAAAGCCGCCGAGAAGATGGGTGCTATCTTGGATAAGGCAATGGGTGGGGTGAGTACCTCCGCCGGGGGCGCATCCGGAGCGATGAATGCAGTTCAAAAGGCAGCGAGTACGGCATCAAGTAAAGTCTCTGATCTAGGTTCATCAGCTGCTACCGCTCAAACAAAAATGGACCACATGTCTCACTCAATGCATGGTGCAAGTAATGTATCAGCATCATTGTCACAGCGTCTTCACTCTAATATGGGTGATCTCATGATGGCCAGTGCTTCGCTTTCTGCAGCGGGGTATGGGGCAGCAAAGGCCGTAGGTTACACGGTTAAGTCGGCTGGAGACTTTAGTCAAGCTATGGCCAATGCGAAGTCTGTTATGGATCCATCTGATGTCAAAAAATATAGCGGTGCGCTAAATGATCTCGCTATTCAGCAAGGAATAAAAACCAAATACAGCGCGACTCAGGTTGCAGAGGCAGAAGGTGAGTTGGCTAAAGCCGGGGTTAAAACTTCGCAAATCTTACATGGTGCCCTTGCTGGATCACTGAACTTGGCTACAGCTGGAGACCTCAATCTAAAGGACTCAGCAGAAATAGCAAGTACGGCACTGAATACCTTCCGAGACAAAGGGATGACCGTGGCAAAAGCAGCGGATATCCTAGCAGGAGCGGCCAATGCATCAGCCACGGATGTTGGGGAATTAAAGTATTCACTCAGTATGTCTGCTACAGTGGCTGCAGGACTTGGCGCATCTCTAAAAGGGACAAGCACAGCGCTTGCCGTGTTTGCTCAAAACGGATTAAAAGGATCGGATGCAGGAACATCACTTAAAACAATGATGATGCGACTACACCCGATGACGAATCAGCAATGGGATCAGTTTAATCAGTTAGGATTAATTACTGTTGAGACGTCAAAAGCCATGCAGCTTTTAAGAGATCACGGTGTCAAACCGCTGTCTAGTAATAGCACACAGCTTACTCAGCAAATTCAACAATTGGCTGCAAAAATAACAGACAGTAAAGTGGGCTCAACAAAAGCAACAAAAGAGTTCACAGCCTTAGCAAATGGAACCGGAGCGGTGCACAGTGCCTTTTTCAAAGCAAACGGTCAAGTCAAAAGTTTTGCAAGTATCGCACAGCTATTAAAAACGCACTTGCACGGTTTGAATGGTGAACAACGTTCAGCAGCCCTCGAAACCATGTTTGGTTCGGATGCGATTCGCGGATCCAACATATTGTATCGAGAAGGTGCCAAGGGTGTTAATGATATGGCTCGGGCCATGTCAAAAATAAAAGCAGCAGATGTGGCTGCTCAGAAGATGAAAACCTTCCAAGGATCAGTTGAACAGATGCGCGGAACTTTACAAACGATGGGGATTGCATTTGGTAGTTTAATTATTCCATCGCTTGGAAGACTCGCGCTTGGTGTTTCAAAAGTTGCTGCGTTTCTGACTAAATTGCCAACACCAATAAAAATAGCTCTGATTGCTTTTGTATCCATGACTGCTGCTATTTTAATTCTTACAGGGGTCGGCATTGGTCTCACAATGACTTTTGGGGCTTTAAGTATGGCTGCAACCGCGATGGGAGTTTCTCTAGCTGCAGTTTTCTGGCCAATTACTCTTATCATTGGTGGAGTGACAGCAATTGCTGTAGCTGCATACTTAATCATTAAGAATTGGCGTCCAGTAAGTGAATTTTTCCGAAATACATTTGCGTCAATTAGCGCAGCAGCTATGAAATTATCCATCGTACGTGATACTTTCAATACAATAAAAAGTATTACAGAAGCTGCAGCATCCGTTATTCGAAATTCGTTAGGGAAAGCTGGTTCAACCGTCTTTTCTAGTCTTATCGCTGGCATCAGAGACGTTCAAAAATGGTGGAAATCAATATGGCCGCAGTTAAGTACAGTTTTAAGTTTTGTTATTGGTGTAGTCAGAAAAGTCATAGCCATCGAACTAATGCCGTCTTTTCTGCTGATCCGAATGGGGTTATCCGCATTAAGAGCGTCTTGGCGAAATAGCTGGGCAAGTATAGCCAGTATCCTTAAGTTGACTTGGGATGTGCTCAAGACAACGGTCAAAGTAGCTTGGCACTTGGTAAGTGGCATTATTACTGTTGGTTTGGACTTGCTCACTGGGAAATGGGGAAAAGCTTGGAAAGATCTCGGAAAGATGACCAAAAATATCTGGGGAGATTTGAAAACTGGATTCAAGGACATAATGGGTGACCTTCAAAGCCTTGCAATAAATGGCACAAAGGCAATTGGAAATGCTCTTTTGAGTGGTCTCGCAACTGGAATAAATGGCGTTAGCAAAGGAATCAACTGGATTCTTTCTAAGGTGGATGCTCCTAAAAAGATGCGTATTCCATATTGGACACCACCAAAATTCGCGAAAGGTACAGACGGAGCTCCAGGAGGACCATCCGTACTTGGAGATGGTGGTAAGCAAGAATTATTTAGGACTCCACAGGGCCATGTAGGATTAAGCCCAGCAACAGACACTCTTTATAATCTTCCAGCTGGTACGCAGGTCTTGAGTGGAGATAAAACAGCAAAACTACTAGAATCGCTCCCTCATTTTGCAAATGGAACTGGAAACTGGATTAAGAATGCCGCGGGAACGGTTATTAACGGAGCAAAAACAGTCGGAACAAAGATTAAAGATGCGGCCGTAGATGTATGGAGCTATATGAGTGATCCAAGCAAACTCATGGACTTGATTGTGTCTAAGTTTACGCCTAATAAGGGATTAACTGGACTATCATCTGGAATTGTAGAGGGCATGATTCATAAGATTTCATCCAGCGTAGGAGATTTCTTAGGCTCATTTGGTGATAACTTTACCGGTTCCGGTGGATCAAAAGCGGTAAAAGCATGGGTACAGCAGGCGTTGAAAATATCTGGTGCACCGTCCAGCTGGGCCAGTGCGCTTGAGACGATTGCCATGAAGGAATCCGGTGGTAATCCGAAGGCCGTAAACGGTTGGGATAGTAATGCCAAGGCCGGGCATCCATCAATAGGCTTGATGCAGACTATTCAGAGTACGTTTAATGCCCATGCAAAAAAAGGATATAACAGTATCCTTAATCCGGTCGATAACATTATTGCGGCAATAGGTTATATCAAGTCGAGGTACGGTTCGGTATTCAATGTTCCTGGTATCAAGTCTATGGCTGCCGGCGGCGCATATAAGGGATATGCAAATGGTGGTGTAGCAAATACACCGCAGGTGGCTTCGCTTGCTGAAAACAGCTGGCCGGAATATATAATATCGACTCAACCATCTATGCGCAAACGCTCTTTAGGACTGTTCAATCGATTAGGACAAGTACTTGGCATATCTCAAACACCTGATGCAATGAATGCCCAGGCACAATCAGCAGCCTATACACCGGAAACGTCACAGACAGCCACATACAATCGATCATCACGTTCTATGGAATATCATCCGGAGATTCATGTGACTGTAAAAGGTGACGGAAACACGGAGAGCAACGTGAAGAAAGCAGTTAAAGAAGTGCTTGAAGACCATTACAAAGAGCTGACAGGCCTTTATGATCCGGGGGTGGATTATTAATGAAACTCGGAAAAGTGAAGCTGTATATCGAAACAGAAAAGCTGAGCAATTCTGTAACTGCCACAAGTTATCCTGTTGAACAAGGGGAGCCAATCACAGATCACGTACAAAGACAACCCGAAACACTATCCCTTGATGGGTGGATCTTATCAGGAAACAGTTACAAAGCTGAATTACAGTATTTACGCGATAGCATGCGAAAAGGAACCTTGCTCACCTATACAGGTCGAACGGTTGCACGAAATGTGATCATCACAAGCCTTGATGATACTCGAACAGGTGATGTCTCGAACGGAGCCGCGGTAAGCGCTCAGCTACAGTTTATCCGGATTGTAAAAGAAAAATGGACGAGTACAAGCGCTAGGGCAAAGACAGCCAAGAAAACGGTAGGCAAGAAGAAAAAGACGGTAAACAAGAAGTCATCTGCTCAATACAAAACGATCAAAAAAGGATGGACGTATTACTTGATATCACGAAAGTATGGTACATCCGTATCACAGCTAAGATCATGGAATAAATATCCGGATAAGGCTTTACCTATCGGAAAGAAGATTCGTGTCGCATGAAGGTGATTTTATGAAGCATGATTACATTGATATTGATAAAACACAACTGCCGTTTCGGTTCGAGTGGGATTCCGAGAATGACAGTTTTTTTATTGACATCGAATACAATGAATCTCATGACTTTTTTACAGCCACACTTTACGATGCCATGGGGAACTTGCTTGTCGCCGGTGAGAAACTTGTGCTCAATATGCCATTGTTTAACGAGATCATTGATCCTGAGAGCATGCCTGCTGAGGACTTGATCCCACTGGACGAATCTGGACAAGCACAGCGCATCACATGGGATAACTTTGGTATGACAGTGTTCTTGTGCATTGATGATTTACCGGATGACTCTGAGGACGACAGCGGTCCTACTGATGACGACAAGGAGACAGATGGCTTTAACTTAGACAATGGAGATGGTAGCGGTGGCGACTAACGCACAACTTTACGGCCGGATAACGAAGATCCATGTGAGCGGCGATTATTCAACTACGTTTGATGGTAGCGAGCTTGAGATCCATTTCGAATGTCCGTTTGACGACGATGCCAAACCGAACACATCAACAGTAGATATTTATAATCTGTCTAAAGCAACGATTGATCGACTACATCAAGGCGATATCTGCACAGTACAAGCTGGGTACCGTGGTGATCACGGGGTTATTGCCAGTGGACGAATCTCGACGGTACTGACCAAGAAAGATGGCGTCGATAAGATCACGACGATCACTTTTTTAGAGGGCGAGGACTACAGCCATAAAAAGGTGACGCTTGCTCAGGCGGATCCGGCGAAAAAGTATTACGTCAAAAAGCGTATGAAGCTAGCCAAACCCATCAAAGTCATTAAGACACACAAGGTTACGACCAACAAGATTGTCAAGGGTAAGATCAAGACCACCACGAAGCTTAAAAAGTATGTGGCTACGACCAGTTATAAGACCGTCAAAGAAGCCAAATACAAGAAACGTACGAATGTCATCACATTTGCTAAAGGGACACATGGTTCGACGATCATCAAGCGGTTGTGTAAGGACTTGGGAATTAAATTAGCAGCGTGCTCAATTCCTTACGACAAGGTTTATAAAAAAGGCTATCGTGTTACTGGTTTGATCGAAAATAATCTGGAGGAAGTCGTGAACGATTGCAAAGCATCAATGTATTATCGCCGTGGAAAAGTGGTTATCCGATCTATTGAGGAAGGCGACGATGAGCATTTTATACTCAATAACGATACTGGGTTAATCGAATCTCCGCAGCCTTTTGACGATGACACAGATGGCAAAGGGTACACGGTCAAATGCTTGCTGCAACATCGCATCACGACGGCGAGCATTATCACGGTAAAGTCCGAAACCGCAAATGGAAAATACAGAGCAAAGAGCGGCAAGCACTACTCAGATGGGACGGACTTCATGACGGAGGTGAACGTCATCTAATGTCAAAAGGAACACAATTTACTGAAGCTTTAATCCGTAACATTAAACTGTCATTGCACGTTGCGGCACCGGCGGTGGTAAAAAAATATGATTCAGGGGCTCACACAGCTGATGTAGAGCCTCTTTTTATGTCCGCAGACAGCGACGGAAACTTAGATGAATGGCCGCTGATCGAGGACGCCAATGTATTAAAACATGTAGGTGATCTAAATGTTGGGGATGTGGTCCTGCTTAATTTTGCCGATCGTGCCCTGGATGAAATGAACGGATCAGAGAAGTTTGATCCTGATTCAACGCGGACGCATGATCTGACAGATGCGTTTGTAGTAGGGGTGATTGAATGAAAGCGCCACTGATAATAGATGGCGATCTCGTCATGAAAAATGGAGAGATCCAAATGGTTGAAGGCGATGAAGAACTCGCTCAGTCGGTTGAGAGCATTTTAAAGACCAGGCAGGGCGAGTTTTTTATGGACACAGAGTTTGGCTTGAACCGCGACAATCTACTTGGGAAGCAAGCGGACCAAGACGGAGCGCACGACGATATTGTTGAAGCGATCGCGCAGGAAGAACGCATTGCAACCATGGACAATATAAGTTTTGCTGATGATCGAAGTACTCGATCTCGATCAATTTCACTGTCCATGACCAAGGCGGATGACGGCGAGACAATCAGCCTTGAAGATGTAGCGGTTGAGAGCTAGGAGGCGAGCAAATGTTAGATTCAAACGGATTCCAGAAAAAGAGTTATGCGGACCTGGTAACTGATATGCAGGACAAAGCTCGGGAACTGTGGGGAGAAGATGTGAACGTGTCACAGAAGTCTTTTCTCGGGATTCTGATTATTCTTTTTGCCTGGTTTTTATCCATTGCGTGGGAGCTTGCGGAGAGTGTTTATAATGCCGGGTTTGTGACCAAGTCCGAAGGGGTGCAGCTAGACCGACTGAGTACGCTCATGGGTACGAGCCGAATTCCGGCGGCGAGTAGCTACGCCCCGCTGACGATTACCGGAGAACCGAGTTATGTGGTAGAGGAAGGAACTGTCTTTGCAACAACTAACGGCATCCAATTTGAGACGATTGCTGAACTAACACTCGACGCGAATGGGAACGGTACGGTTGACGCTGTTTCAACGGATACTGGTATCGATACTAATGTCGCGGCCGGATCCATCACAGTACAAGCCAATCCAGATTCCAACGTCACTTCAGTGACCAATGCAGCAGCTGCGACTGGCGGCCGTGACCAAGAAACCGACAATGAATTCCGACAGCGCCTTGTCGCTGGAAGTAGTAGCACCGGCAATGCGACTTTCCCGTCGATTGTAGCAAAATTACTCGAGACAAGCGGTGTCCGATCAGCGAACGTCATTGTCAATAACACCATGGCGACGGATAGTGCAGGCAACCCTCCGAAGTCAGTTCATGCGTATGTTCTTGGTGGTACAGCGGCGGACGTTGCGGATACGTTGCTAAATTCCGTTTCCGCTGGAATTGAAACGGTTGGTACTCAATCGGTTGATGTGGTAGATAGCAGTGAAACAACGCATACGATTAAGTTTGATTATGCAACTGAAACGGATATCAAGATCAATATAGAAGTAAAATCAAACGCTAAGTATGGAACTGACGGGGATGACCAGATTAAGCAAAACATACTTGATTATATAGGAGGAACAGGTGCTGACGGGATCTTCTACTCTGGTTTGTTAATGGGTGAGGATGTTATTTATTCTCGGCTTTTTTCTTGTGTCTATGCTGTGGATGGAGTGGAAGACGTGACCATTACTGTCGGTCGAAATAGCGAAACTCTTGGCGCTTCTAATGTTGAAATCGGTCCGAATGAAGCGGCACAGACGAGCACCTCTTTGATCGAGGTGACACATCAATGATTAAAGATTGGTTATCCAAAATTACCGATCGATACACCAAAGATCAAGATTCCAACATTGGAAAAGTGTTGCACTTGATTTCGGACGAAGTAGATGACCTATCTGATACCCTGAACACAGTCGAGCATTGGAAAGATCTGAGTAATGCCAAGGGAGCCACGCTTGATCTAATCGGGGCGGACTTTTCGCAACCTCGTGGACAAACAAGTGACGAAATTTACCGATCTCTCATTATCGCAAAGATTGTGCAGAATCAATCTGACGGTACCTATGACAAAATGATTGAAGCAATAGCATTGACGCTTGGTTGCACTAAGACAGACGTCTCTATTCGGAGCCTAGTTGAAACTGGCGATGATGAACCAGCGGCAGTATCGATTGAGAAGGCACCACTGGCTCGTTTAAGCGCAATCGGTCTTAGTGGTAACCAATTTGTACAGATTGTGCAGAAAATCGTCGGGGCTGGGATTCGTGTGTCACGTGTTAATTTATCAGGAACCTTTCGGTTCGCAAATGCCTATGATTCCCCTGACATTAGCGTTACTTATGGATTTGGCACGATCTATGATCAGGTAGATCAGTCAGGTGGACTACTCGGTGAACTGTTCGATGACAATGAAAACAATGAACTTCCGATATAAGGAGATGAGATAAATGCCTTTTACAAAACCAACACCAGAGTGGAACAAACCGGGGGTTGAGCCTCCTCAATCATTAAAGGATAGCGGTTTTGTGGCTGGAAGTAGTCCGGCTGCCGGTCATTTTGATTGGCTCTTTTATACGATAAGCGAAGCAATCCAAGAATTACAGCAAAACGGTTATACGCAGGATGAAATTACACAGGCAATATCAACAGCTATGAAATCTTATGTTGAAAGTAGTGATGTAGTCACTTCTGCTACAGCAAATAAGTTACTCAAATTAGACACTAACGGAAAACTTCCCACTTCGATCACCGGCAATGCTGACGGAAACGCGGCGACGGCATCTAAATTGGCGTCTGCTCGTACATTGTCCATCACTGGTGACGGAACAGCCAGTGGGTCGTTCGACGGTTCGGCAAACCTCGCTCTTTCTCTAGTACTTGCAAAGTCCGGTGCCACTGCCGGAACCTATCGATCGGTAACAATTGATGAGAATGGACGTGTAACTGCCGGCACGAATCCGACGACACTGTCGGAATATGGGATTACCGATGCCGTGGCGCTGAGTGATTTAGAAAATAACTTTGGTGAGAGTGGTTATAAAGGGTATCAAAAATTACCCGGAGGGCTGATTATGCAATGGAATTTAGAGCAGGTATCCGATAGTGGCACCTATGTAACATTTCCCGTTTCTTTTCCCCACCAATTATATACTCTTGTAGCAACTCCCAGAAGCACTACACCCGGAAGAGTATATGTTGCTTCCTTCACGAAAGTAAATGCAGAGCTAGTCAATGATATTTCTGGAGGGAGTCTTGTTTTTTGGATAGCTATCGGGAGCTAAGTCTATTAAGTCAAGCATTTATAACATAAGGGGTGGATCTAGTTGTCCAACAAATATTTATCTGTGAATGATAATCAGTTACCAGCATTTAAGGACGATGAAATTAATCAAATTATAGATACGGATATTGCGATTTCTGACGATATCTACGATCAATTCTTCGAACAGCGAGCACAGGGGAAACAATACAAGGTTAAAAACGTGTCAGGAACGACCTTTGAAGAAATCTTCGAGGAATATACGCCTGATCCAGTGAAAAGAGGTCCAACCGATGTCGAAATCTCACAGCAGCAGAACGCGCAGTTGCTTTTGCAACTCGCTCAGCAAGAGCAGACGATTAAGGATATGCAAAATCAGAACGCTGCGATTATGCTACAGCTTGCACAATCACAAGGAGGTGCTTCATAATGTGGAAATCATGGATTACTAATTATTACCAGAAAGGCTACTATACAAACGATCAAATGAAGGTGTTTGTCATAGCCGGGTGGATCACGGCAGATGATTACAAAATGATCACTGGTCAAGATTATTCTGTCGCTTAATTGATGGCGATTATCTACCGATAGTTAAAGAGGGGGATAATTCGCGATGGAAAATTACGATGAAATTAATAATCTCATAAATTATTTAAATGACATCGGAAAAGACAATGGCATTAAAAAACCATACAATCAATGTTTGAAAAAACAAAATGAATTCAAAAAGGTTCTTAAGGAGAAATTTAGCAAAAAAATTTTGATAAGAATGTTCTGCAGATTGGATGTATCGAATGAACACCTTTACAGAAGTTTAACAGCATTATCAATATATTTTGCATCTATAGGAACATTTGCATCAATATTTTCCAAGCTAAATCTTAGGTTTAGTATATTTGTTGGAATATTGATGCTTCTTGCTCTTATCCTTATAATCCATTTCTATTTTAAGGATTCAAGAGCAAAATATGGTTATAAAATAATCGTTAAGGAATGCATCGAAGAAATAGAGCAAGTAGAGAAAATCAAAGGTGAAGAATTGAAAACCAAAGAAAAGAAAATAAGAGAAAAAATTAAAATTCAGAAGGCTCTACGAAAAAGTTCATTCTGAAAAGAGACCTGCAAAGGTCTTTTTATTTTGCCTATCTCACTAAAGGTGGCGAACGATCATGACTTAAATTGATAGGATTAAAACCGATATATAAAGTGATCAAAATTTTAACTCCCTCTCCGGATCCCCCTATGGGTCCGTTTTTTTACGTCCAAAATCAGGAGGCGAACAAATGAACAAATACGAATTTGTCTATCGGGCTGCAGCTGCACTTCTCGGAGCGGTGACCGGCTATCTATATGGAGGGTGGTCACCGTTGCTTAAAGTGTTAATTACGTTCGTGATAATTGATTATGTGACCGGCTTGCTTGCCGCATCTTACACAGGTGCATTATCAAGCAAAGTAGGATTCAAGGGTATCGCCAAAAAGGTGATGCTCTTTTTTGTGGTTGCAGGCGCACATTTATGTGACCTGGCGATAGGCGTTGACCAGGTTATAATGTCAGCGGCTATTTATTTCTATATTGCAAATGAGTTGCTTTCGATTCTTGAGAACGCTGGTCGTACTGGTTTGCCGGTACCGGATCAGATTAAAAACGCAGTACAAATTTTAAAACGGAAAGGTGATCAGAAATGA